GGTAAAGGTCCAACAGCTAAACAAAAAGGATAATGACTAAATCGGAACTAAGAGCAAAAATTCAATCCTTAGCTAAAACCGTCTATAAAGAGAGAGCAAGTATAGAACAAGCTGCTATCGAGTATGACGAATTAACTAAGTTCCCAGAATTAAAGGACGTAATAGTATCCCTATTAGGCCCACAATTTGATTTATTTGTTGCCTCAATCGATTGGGTTGCTCCAACACCAACCACATTTCGTATCAATCTTAAAAACAACGAAAATTTCTATTTAGTTCATACTTCTAGAACATTTATTGCTGAGGTTGAAGGTAAAAAATACTACTTACTTAACTTAAACGAACAACAAAATGCCCAAAAAGCGATTGCTCGTATATTAAGATATGGTGCTCCAAATATTGAAGGAGAAGTTGACGCATCAGAGTTTGATACCGGAAGTTCAGGTGGTGGTTCTGATGAAGAATCATTAACAGATATATCAGTTGATACAGAAACAGACGTAGACGCATAATGAAAGTATTCGATAAATTTTTTACTAAATTCGCTTATAAATTCGATAAAGGATATCCTGACATGGACAATGCTCAGGATGTTTTATTGTTAGAATCATTGTTAAGTGGTATATTGGATGAAGAATTTAATATAATCAATGAAGCCACAGATGCTGAAGAGGGTATTGAAATCCTTAAAGACAAATTTGAATTTAAAGACGAAGACTTTAAAAAAGTTTCGGGTACTACATATAAAATACTAGTCCCTAGAGCAGAACGTTTTGATTATGCTCAAAAATTGGATGCTTTAGAAGACTTTACATTCAATCCTAATGCTACCGGCTCTTCAATGGGTGCTGTATTATATAAAGGTGCTAAATTTGTCCTAAAACCTACAGGTGCTCAAGGTAGAGCATCAGCAGGTACTGAAAATGAAGATATTTTAGAAAATGAATTAAAGAAATATCTTGAAGATGGTCCTAAAAACGTAGTATTTGTTGGTTCAAATAAGAACTATGCTACTAGAGCTATTAAAGAGGTTGTAGGTGTAGGATACGATGTTGCTGGAGGTAAAAAAGCAGATGTTGTTTTGGTAGGAGATAAAAATTACCCCATATCAATTAAAAAAGATAATGCTGGTTTCTGGGAAAGTTCAGATTCTAGATATAAAGATGTAGTTGCTAAACTATCTGAAAAAATTAAAAGAGGTGATTTTGCCCCCGAATTAGTGTTTATACCTTTTAAAGATAAATTAGGTAATGAAAAGGCCGGTATTAATCTCATGTACAATGAGAAAACAGGTAAAAAAGTAACAGGTATTATTGTAACAGATTTACCATCTAAAGATGAAGAATCAATCATATTTGGTTCAGATGATGCTGTGGTAATATACAGGACATATTCCCCGAAAGACTTTACACTAGAAGGTGATACAGTTAGAGTTGAAGTTTCCAAAATCATAGAAGATTTAGGGGATGTAGAAGCATTTAACCTAGAACCTGTTCTTAATATTAGACACGATTCAACTCGTAAAGCTACTGGTGGTTTAAGAGCTACAGTACAACCCGAAAGTCTTATATATAAAAACGGTAGTTTAACTGGAGATAAAGTAGAATTATCTTACAACGAAATAATGAAATAATATGTGTGATTGTGGGTGTGGAGGATGTTCAGTTAAAAAACCAGTGGTGTTAAATGAAAGTTTAGCTCCAAAGACAATTTTATCTGAAGGCTTAAAATTTCACATGGATAACGCGCGACCTCTTACTGAGCATGTGTACCGTGCCGGATCACAGAAATACTTCGAATTATGGGCTGAAGCCCGCGCTTTATACGCACGTAACATTCTTGAAGTACAAGGTGAGGATTTGGAAGTACTACTTGAAACAGATCTCGGCCACTTTGGCATGTTTGAAGGTAAAAAAGTGCCTTTAGATTTTCCTATCGAATTAAATGAGCAAATGGACATTTATGATGACATTGCAAATATGGAATTTGGAATGGATTATGATCAGTTAGGTTCAAATGAGCAAGAATGGGTTCGTGATGAAATAGACAACATGCCTATAAGCGAAGCTAAAAAGAAAGCTAAGAAAAATGCTAAAAAATTAAATAAACCAATGCGTGACTCATCTGGAGGTAAAGCATATAAGGTTTATGTTAAAGATCCTAAAACAGGAAACATCAAAACAGTACGTTTTGGTTCAGGTGGTTTAAGGGCTAAAATCAATAACAAAGATGCTCGTAACGCATTCGCAGCGAGACATAAATGTTCAACAAAAAAGGATAAAACAAAAGCAGGATATTGGTCTTGCCGTCTACCACGTTATGCAAAATTACTCGGACTCAAATCAAACTTCGGAGGTTTCTGGTAAACCATACACCGACTTAGAGATTACAGACAAATACATTATTCGTGAATTCGGAGACGATATTGACCCAATAGAGTTAATGTGGCACCGCGATGATCAATCTCGTACTATAGAGATTATAGGTGAAACAGATTGGTCAATCCAGTTAGATGATAACTTGCCTACCTCACTAAATGATTGTATATTTATCAAACGTCATGAGTGGCATCGTGTTATTAAAGGCACGGGTAATCTAACACTCAAAATACATCTAGACTGATTCATAGCCAGTCGATCCAACCCAATATTTTATGGGAGCTGTGGCCCCACAATTAGGATTCCCAAAATATATTTCGTATATTTAAGGGTTAAAAATAAAAACAAATGGCAGAAAAACTAGTAATCGTAGGTGCTGGTGTAGCAGGTGTTAATGCTGCTACTAAATTAGTAGATAATGGTTTCCCAGGTGAAAACATTACAATCATTGATATGGGTAAAGATCCATATCGCAGACCATATTCAGAAGTAATGACTGGATTCTTAGGTGCTGGTGGTTGGTCAGATGGTAAATTAACTTATCACACAGCAATTGGAGGACATATGTCTAAATATTGTGGTGAAGATAAAGCAATGGAGCTATTTGATGAGGTAATCAACAACTTTAAACGTTTTCATCCTAAACCAGAGGAAGTACAATGTTCAAACCCAATAGCGGAACCAGATTTTATTAAACCATATTTCGGTTTACGTTTGTTCCCTGTATGGCACGTAGGTACAGATTATCTACATGAAATAGGTAAAAACTGGTACGACTTTTTAGTAGATAGCGGTGTTGAATTTATATGGGATACCAAAGTAACAGCTATCGATTTTGAAAGACAAATAGCACATTTTTCAGATCCAGAAGACCCAACAATAGTAGGTCGAAAATACAATAAACTAATGTTTGCTGTTGGTAAATCAGGTATTGATTTTGGTAAGCAACTAGCAGACGATTATAAATTACCTACTGAACCAAAACCAGTACAGATTGGGGTGCGATTCGAAGCACCACAAAAACACTTTCAAAAACTAATTGACGTTAGCTATGACTTCAAACTGTATCGTAAATTCGAAGACAAAGGAGTATCACTACGCTCTTTCTGTACTAACAACAACGCAGCTTATGTTGCCGTTGAGCAAACGTATGGAGATCATTCGTACAATGGACACGCCAAAAAAGACGAAAAGTTCCGAAACGACATGACCAATTTTGGTATCTTGATGGAAGTCAATGGTATCAAAGAACCATTTGCTTGGTCTAGAGAATTAGTATCTAAAGTAAATAAAAGCGGTACAGGTTTATATTACAGCCCAACCCGTACACCTTCTACAACATCTGAAGGTGAAAACGTTAGCGCTATACCTATCACACCAGAACAAATGGAAGGTGTTAGAAGTGCCTTCCACGGATATTTTTCGTATATTGACGACTTCATTGAGGATATGAAGAAAGTATTCCCAACGTTAGGTGATGATTGGGGAATGTATATTCCTGAGGTTAAATATTTGTCTCCTGAACCATTAGTTAATTACGATGATTTATCGTTAGTTGATTATGAAAATGTACATTTTGTAGGTGATGCTTTGTCAGCTAGAGGTATTACAGTATCAGGAGCACAAGGAATATACGTTACAGATTATATTTTAAGTAAAAACAATCCAGATTACCCAGATTTTATAGAAAATCATTTATTTTAAATTAAAAACAGTTATGGCTAAGAAACAAAAATTGTATGAGTACAAGGAAATCAATTCACGGGGGGCTAATATCCATCTAGCAAGATATGTAGGTGAAGAAAATTGGAAATTCCACAGATGGGATGGACCAGCAATCGAACCTTATGATAAAACTAGTGAAATGGTAAAATCATTTTACTTAAATGGTATCCAATATGGTGAGGAAGCCTATAATGAAATCATGCAAGAACGTGAAGGTTTACCTTGGTATAAAAACCAATCAATGAAAAACTCACTTCAAGATTACAGACATTAATATGGAAAAACCAATTGTAATAAACGCTAAAGAGTGTAAAGAGTGTAATGTTCCTAAAGGGTGGGGGCATGAAATTATATTCGAAAATAACGAACTTTATTGTGGTAAGTTACTAGTATTTAAAAAGGGTTGCAATTTTAGCATGCACTACCATCTTATTAAAGATGAAACTTGGTATGTACAAGAAGGTGAGTTTTTATATCGCTGGGTTGATACTGAAACAGGTGAGGTTCACGAGCAAAAATTACGTGAAGGTGATAGTGTAAGACAATACCCAGGACAACCACACCAAGTTAAAGCATTAACTGATGGTACATTATTTGAAGTCAGTACAGAACACTTTGACAGCGATAGTTACAGAGTATACAGAAAATGGTTAGATAATAAAGACGTATGAAAATAGGATTATGTGGAACAATGAGTGTGGGTAAAACCACACTCGTTAATGCTCTTAAAGAGCGTCCTGAATTTAAGGATTATATGTTTAGAACAGAACGTTCTAAAGAATTGATGGCTCAAGGTATTCCATTGAATACTGATTCAACATTAAAAGGACAAACAGTATTTTTAGCTGAGCGTACTAGTGAATTAATGTGTGAAAATATAATTACAGATAGAACTGTAGTTGATGTTATGGCATTCGCTAGAGCATCTAAATCTATGAATTATATTGACAAGGAAGAATTTATAAATTATGCTAAACGTTTTATTAAAGAATACGATTACATCTTTTATGTCTCACCTGTAGGGGTAGAGATTGAAGATAATGGTATTAGAGAAACTAATGTGGATTATAGAGACCTAATTGATTTTACTATTAGTAATCTTATTGATGCTAACAAATATCGATTTAAAAATCTTAATACATTATCAGGTAGCACCGAAAAACGCATCGAACAAATGTTAGAGGCGCTTTCTTCGTAATATTTATAATAAAATAATATTATCATGAAACGTAGAGAATTAGCAGAATATATTAAGGAAACTATTGTAGATGTACTTACAGAGGTATCTCAAGAAGATGTTGATACAGCTAAAGCATATAATGACGAATTAGTTAAGACTAAAGAATTAACAGCTGATTTAACTGAAGATGATGATGTAGAACCAACATCTAAGGATATTAAAAAAAACGATTCAATTTCTACTATTTCTCGTAAACTACAAGATACTAATAAAGAAATGAAATCTTTAGTTAACAAGTGGAAACAAGCTGAAGGTGAAGATAAAGAAAGACTATTAGCTCGTTTGAAAGATTTAACTAAAATCAAAAAAGAGCTTGAAGGACTTATTTAAAAATATTCAAACTTTACTAGTTGTAGTATTAGCAGCACTTTTGTTATATCAAAAAGGCTGCTCTTCTACCCCTCCGGTAGAACCTGAAGTTATTACTGAGGTAGTAACTAGATGGGATACGTTAAAGGTTGCCACTAAAGAGTATGTGCCTAAATATATTAGAAAAACAGTAGTAGAAATCGACACCTTCCAGGTACCTATTGATACTATTTCTATTCTAAAAGATTACTACGCAAAATATTTTTACACTGATACTATTAGGGTTGATAGCCTTGGTTTTATAGTGATAAATGATACAGTTACTCGTAACTTAATATCAAAGCGAGATGTTCAATCCAACATATTCATCCCAACAACTACAATTACTAATACTACTTACCTCTACAAACGCGAGTTATTTTGGGGCGTTGCGGTAGGTGGGATGAAAAATCAGGTACAAAATGAATCACCAATAAATTATATTAGTGGGGAGTTAATGTACGTTAATAAAAAAAGAAATGTATACGGTTTTGGTTTAGGAGTAGATAAAGATTTTCTTCCTATAGTATCAGGCCGCCTATATTGGAAAATAGGTAAATAATGGCAGAACCTAATTTAAGGCAAATAATACAATCTGAATACATTAAATGTGCTGCTGATCCAGTGCATTTTATGAAAAAGTACTGTATGATTCAACACCCACAACGTGGGCGTATTCCATTCCAACTGTACCCTTTTCAAGAAAAAGTTTTAACTTTATTTCAAGATAACCCCTATTCGATAATACTTAAATCAAGACAGTTAGGTATTTCTACTTTAGGTGCTGGGTATTCTTTATGGTTAATGTTGTTCCATAAGGATAGAAACGTACTTTGTATTGCGACAAAGCAGGATACAGCAAAAAACATGGTTACGAAGGTTAAATTCATGTATGAAAATTTACCTTCATGGCTTAAGATAGATGCACCTGAAAATAATAAATTAACATTACGATTAAGTAATGGATCACAAATTAAAGCTACATCAGCATCAAGTGATGCAGGTAGATCAGAAGCAGTGTCTCTTCTATTAATTGATGAGGCAGCCTTTATTGATAATATTGGTGAGATTTGGGCTTCAGCTCAACAAACACTAGCAACTGGTGGTGGGTGTATAGCACTATCCACTCCTTATGGTACAGGTAACTGGTTCCATCAAACATGGGTTAGAGCAGAAAATGCTGAAAACGATTTTTTACCCATTAAACTCCCTTGGTACGTTCATCCCGAACGTGATCAAACATGGAGAGATAGACAAGATGAACTTTTAGGTGATCCTAGAATGGCAGCACAAGAGTGTGATTGTGATTTCTCAACCTCCGGTGATACTGTATTCTATGCTGAATATTTAGAATTTTATGAACAAACATATATTAAAGACCCACTTGAAAAGCGTGGTGCTGACCAAAATCTATGGATTTGGGAACCCGCTGATTATTCAAGAACCTATCTTGTTGTTGCCGATGTTGCTCGTGGAGATGGGAAAGATTACTCTGCGTTCCACATCCTTGATATTGAAACTAATACTCAAGTCGCTGAATATAGGGGACAATTAGGCACTAAAGAATATGGGCATTTATTAGTTGGTATTGCTACCGAATATAACGAGGCTTTACTTGTAGTAGAGAATGCCTCAATTGGTTGGTCCACGATTCAAACCATTATAGATAGAGGATATACTAATCTTTATTACTCATCTAAAAGTGATTCCAGCAGAGCAGATTCGTATTTTGATAAATATATGGATACAAGTAAAATGGTTCCTGGATTTAGTATGACATCTAGAGTTAGACCTTTAATAATAGGTAAAGTTCAAGAATATGTTAATGATAAATCAGTTACAATTCAATCAAAACGTTTACTTGAGGAAATGAAAGTATTTATGTGGAAAAATGGACGTGCTGAAGCCCAACAAGGGTACAATGATGATTTGGTTATGGCATTTGGGATTGGTATGTTTATGCGTGATACGTCGTTTAAGTTTAACCAACAACATTTGGATATGAGTAAAGCTACATTAAACGGTATGTCAACCAATAAAACAGCATTTGTAGGGGGGTATAGTAATAACAGTGCTACCCAAAATCCATATGAAATAGAAAATCCATATGGTGGGAAAGAAGACATAAGTTGGATTCTCTAAATAATATTTATAACAATAACAAACATTATGGCTGATAAAGGCTTATTTAAAAGACTAGAGAGATTATTTGCATCCGATGTAGTAATTCGGAATGTAGGAGGTAATCAACTCAAAGTGATTGATACTGATCACATCCAAACCTCTGGCGAATTTGCTACAAATTCCTTAATGGATCGCTTTACAGGCATCTACCAAAACCCAGCATCAACATCTTTATACGGACAACAGTTCAACATGAACTACCAGTATTTAAGAACATATCTATACTCAGATTATGATTTAATGGATACGGATGCTATTGTTGCCTCTGCTCTTGATATCATTGCAGATGAGTGTACTTTGAAAAATGATATGGGTGAAGTACTTCAAATCAAATCATCAGATGAAGACATTCAAAAAATCCTATACAATTTATTTTACGATGTTTTAAACGTAGAATTTAACCTTTGGGCTTGGACACGTCAAATGTGTAAGTATGGTGATTTTTTCCTTAAACTAGAAATATCAGAAACATTCGGTGTTTATAATGTAATCCCTTATTCAGCATACCACATTGAACGTAAAGAAAACTTCGATCCTGAATCACCTTCAAGAGTAGTATTTACTTATAACCCTGAAGGAGTTATGGGAGGCTCATCATCAGGTTACTATACGTCACCAAATCAAAACGCTGCATCAAATACCATTGAATTTGATAATTACGAAATTGCTCACTTTAGATTGATTTCAGACGTAAATTACCTTCCTTATGGTCGCTCATATATTGAGCCTGGTCGTAAATTATTTAAACAATATTCGTTAATGGAGGATGCTATGTTGATTCATAGAATTGTACGTGCTCCTGAGAAAAGAATATTTTATGTAAATGTAGGGTCTATACCTCCAAACGAAGTAGAAAACTTTATGCAGAAAACGATTTCAACAATGAAACGTACTCCGCTAATAGATCAAAAGACTGGTGAATATAACTTAAAGTACAACCAGCAAAACATCATGGAAGACTTTTATATTCCTGTTAGAGGGAATGATCAGTCAACTAAAATCGATACTACAAAAGGTTTAGATTATGCTGCTATTGAGGATGTAGAATACTTAAGAGAAAAACTATTTGCTGCTCTTAAAGTACCTAAAGCATTTATGGGATACGATGAGAATCTATCAGGTAAAGCAACATTAGCAGCTGAGGATATCCGTTTTGGTCGCACAATTGACAGATTACAACGTATATTACTATCAGAATTATACAAAATTGCATTAGTTCACTTATATGCCCAAGGGTATAGAGATGAACAAATGACAAATTTTACACTAGATTTAACTACACCATCCATTATTTACGATCAAGAAAAGATTGCATTAATGAAAGAAAAAGTAGATCTAGCTGGTCAAATAATGGAGAATAAATTACTCCCAACGGATTGGATTTATGATCATATCTTCCACTTTAGTGAAGATGAATACGAAGAATATAGAGACTTAATTACTCAAGATCAGAAACGTGAATTCCGTAACAACCAAATCCAAACTGAAGGAAATGATCCTGTTACAACAGGTCGTTCATATGGTACCCCACATGATTTAGCTTCATTATATGGAACCGGTAGAGTGGATTCAGATCCAGCTAATGTACCTGATGGGTATAATGAAAAGAAACCACTAGGTCGTCCTGAAGAAAAAGTATCTAACATTAATACTCAGGATAATGTATTTGGTAAAGATCGTTTAGGTAAAAAAGCAATGAAAGTAGACGATCAACCCGGTTTTAACGAAGGTGCTAATAAGCAATACTTAAAAAATCGTTCTTTGTTAGAATCTATGCAAAAAGAGTTAGTCTTTACTTCTGATAAAAAGAAGGAATCACTATTAGATGAGTCAAACATTAAAGAGTAATATCTCCTTATATATTTATAATAAATCCTATTAGGAATGAACATTAAACATTCGAAGTATAAAAATACTGGTATTCTTTTTGAATTATTAGTTCGCCAGGTAACAGCTGACACCTTGAATGGTGTAGAGTCTGCCGCTATAAAACTAATTCAAAAATATTTCGTCAAGTCTGAATTGGGGAAGGAATATAAACTATATGAAGCGTTAACTAAAACAACTACCCTCACTGAAGGTAAGGCTAATGTTTTGGTTCAAACGTTGTTAGAATCTTCTAAAAAATTAAATCGTAGAGCTCTTAAAAGAGAAAAATATAATTTAATTAACGAGATTAAAGATAGTTATAATTTAGAAGAATTCTTTAAAACAAAACTTCCACATTATAAAGTACATGCTGCTTATTATATGTTATCGGAAGTACAAAATACTGAAGCTTTAGTAGATACCAATATTATTGTTAATAATAAAATGACTCTCCTAGAACACCTTTCTAATTCAGATATTAGTGAAGAAAAAGTAGAAGAGGATTTGTTAAAAGAATTTCAAGCATACGATAAAGATACTCGTATACTTACTTATAGAATCTTAATGGAAAAGTTCAATGGTAAGTATGATGGTTTATATCCAAGCCAAAAAGAAGTACTTAGACAATATGTTAATTCAGTTGACTCAACTCCCGTATTAAGAGAATTTTATAATACTGAAGTAGGTAAAATCCAAATACAATTAAACGAATTATCATCTCAAATTACTGATAAGGCTGTTCAAATCAAAATCAATGAAGTAAGTACTTTAATTGAGGAGTTAGATAAAAAAACTAACGTAACATCAGATAACATCGTAAATATTCTTCAATACTTAGAATTAGTAGAAGAATTAAAAAATGCTCATGGCTAAAATAGGCGATACTGAAGAAAAGGGTGGTATTGAAACCACAGTAACTAACATAGACCCAGTAACAGGCCAAATCACTTGGGATGTTAACTATACAGCTGACTACCAAAAACTATTTAAAGATATTACTGATCTAATGGAAACAGCTAAAGAAGTAGCTGATATGACTGGTGAGGAGTTCTTTAGAGATCATTATTTAGATATCAAAAAACGTAGAAATGAATTAAGAACTTATTTACGTAATAATAAAGCTAATGAATACTCTCGTATTAAAGGTTTAGATGAAATGAGTGGCACCGGAGGCGGTGGTGCTTCTTTTAGTGTTGGTACTGGAGCACAATACGCTACTCCAAAAGCATTTAAAAAGAAAAAAGACATCAACGAATCAAACCCAGGTTCTACCTTAGGTCCAGGACCTAAAGCAAGTGAAGATGGTGTTAAAGACAATTATTACGTAAAAGGATTTAAGTATAAATTAGTTGATCCTAAAAAATTGGCAAAACAATCTAAAGCTATAGATACTAAATATTTATGGGCACCGGATACGTTCGTTAAATAATAGTAATATGTATAAGTATAAATTAAATTTAAAAGAACGCGATGACAGCCGAGCAGCATACCAGGAAACACGTATTGCTGCTTTCCAAGATATCGAAAAATATTTAAATAGTTTATACCCTTTGATAGATAAAGCTAAAGATGAAACAATAGCTTACTATCAGGATAAACCAGAATCATATAGTGTTGTATATGCTACTGATTTAATATTAGATTATTTAAAAGACATTGATAAATTATTAAAACAACAATAATGAAAACATTACAAGAACAATACAATCTTATTAAAGAAGGTAAAGGTAGTAAAGATACTTTTATGAAGTCGGCTCGTACCCAGTTTCCTAATATCTTTAATAATTTATCAAATTTTGATACTGCTACTAAAGTCATGAAACAAAAACAAATCATCTCAGAAGGTGGTATTGGTGGTGTTGTAACGACTGCTGTTAACCCATTTATTAATTGGAATGAATTTTTATCTGAAGAAGTAAAAGCAGAAGAAAAAAATACTACAAAAGAGGTAGAAGATATACAGGATCATGCCTTTGATTATAGAGATGAAAAAAACATCGATAACCTATATGGTGAAGCATTTTTACAAGGATTTTATACTGAAATGGAAGATCCTAAAAACGAAGGTAAGGATGTAGCTGAATTAAAAGAAATTGTAGCTAAGAATTTAGCTAAAGATAAAACATATTATACTACTGAAGCCCAGTTTGGTATTAAAGGTATAGGGTATACTGACGAAGCACCCGGTTTAAAAGCTTCAAAATCAGACCAAATGGTCCCAGTAAAAGAAAATATGATTAAATTAACAGATTTAATTAACGAAGCGGTTGCCGGTTACGTTGATTTACGCCCTATAGGGATGACAAATGAAGACGCAAGAACTGATGCTGAAGAAGAAGGTTATTTAGATGGTATGCGTGATGAGAAAGAAGATATAAAAGATAAGCCTAAAAAGAAAAAAATCAAAAAAGAAACAATAGATACTAAATTAGCTGAAATTGAAAAAGCAGGTAGAATTACTACTTTAGAAGCTCAAATCGAATCAGTTGACGAAGCCATTACTACTAAAAACGAAAGAATTTCGATGGTTACAGAAGATGATAATCTATCTGAATTAGTAGATGCAAAGAAACTGAAAGATATGCAACGCGAAGTTAAGGATCTTGAAAGAAAAAAGGCTAAAATGGAAAAGTTGTATGAAAAAATGTGTGGTCAAGCTTATTCTAAACCAGAAATGGTAGACGAAGTAGACGAAATGGAATACTAGGATGAAAAAAGTACTAGTAGAAACTCAAATTTTTAAACCTAAGGGTTTAATGCTTACCGAAGGGAAGCTCTCTAATAGAGGGAATCCTATGGTTGAGGGTATCCTAGCTACTGCTGAAGTAAAAAATGGTAATGGTCGTTACTACCCAAGAGAATTATGGGAACGTGAGATCGATAAATACATGGAATCAGTTAAACAAAACAGAGCATTAGGTGAATTAGATCACCCTGAATCCTCTGTTATTAACTTGAAAAATGTATCCCATAATATTACTGAAATGTGGTGGGACGGAGATGAAGTGTATGGTAAAATCGAAATACTACCTACACCATCAGGAAACATTCTTAAAGCATTAATTGAAAATAATATTACTGTAGGTGTTTCATCCCGTGGGATGGGTTCACTTGAGGATAAAGGTGGTGTATTAGAAGTACAAAACGACTTCGAATTACTATGTTGGGATTTTGTTTCAACCCCATCTAATCCAGGTTCATATATGGAAATTGTTACTGAAGGTAAAAAAGCTCAAATAAATAAATATCAAGGTGTTAATAGTATCGTAAATGAACTTTTATGCGCTAACACTTGCACTTGTTATTTAGACTAATACCTCTGTATTGAGGCGCTACCCCCCCTTAGGATAGTATCCTAAGACCCAAAACGCTCTCCGAAAGGGGGGCGTTTTTTATGTCCCTTTATATATGTATAGCTGTAACGTGAGCAATATACTATGATCTATATAGTATTCACTAATTAAATAATTCTTATTACGTCTTCTAATAGGCGTACTCCACAAACAAAATTTTGAGGTAATTATGGCAAACAGAGATCTGCTAAAAGAAGCAATCGCTGACGCAAAAGCACTTAAAGAAACTGCTATTGCTAACGCAAAGGTAGCTCTAGAAGAAGCTTTCGAACCAAGACTTAAGTCAATGCTTTCAGCTAAACTTGAGGAAATGGATAAAGAAGACGAACTAGAAGAAGCTACAACGACTGAAGCTAAAAAAGAGTACAAGGACGACGATCGTAAAGACGGCGGTGAAAGCAAAGAAACTAAACGTACAGAAAAAATGAAGTACGGAAAAGACTTAGCTGAATCTGAAGTAGACGAGGAAATGGACTTAGACGAAATTTTAGCTGAACTTGAAGGTGATTTATCGGAAGATGAAAGAACGGATGCTGAGGAAGAAGGCTACGAAGACGGCATGGAAGATGAAAAAGAAGACATGGAAGGTGATGACGAAGATGAAGAAATTGATCTTGACGACTTATCAGAAGATGATCTTAAATCATTTATTGAGGATGTAATCGCTGATATGGTTACCGCTGGTGAATTAGAAGCAGGCGAAGAATTTGAAACAGAAGACGAAGATGAAATCGACGTTGAAGATGATGAGGATATCGATGTAGAAGATGACACAGAGGTAGACGTAGAAGTTACAGAGAACGCACGTACTGATGCTGAGGAAGAAGGCTACAAAGACGGTATGAAGGACGAAGAAGAAGATATGAAGAAAATGAAAGAAGAAATCGAGGAATTGAGATCTGACCTTCACGAAACTAATCTTTTGAACGCTAAACTTCTCTACACAAATAAAATCTTCAGAGCTAAAAACTTAAAAGAAGCTCAGAAGGTAAAAGTTCTAGAAGCGTTTGACAAGGCGTCGAATGTTAAAGAAGTAAAACTTATTTTTGAAACTTTAAACGAAGGTATGGTTAATAAAACCGTTGCTCCAATTAGAGAAAATTTAGGTCGCGCTTCTTCTGCTGCTGGTATTGCGCCAACAAAACAACCTATAGTTGAAGTCAACTCTCAGGTTGCTAGATGGCAAAAATTAGCAGGTATTAAATAACAATTAAATTTTAAACAAATGTCACAATTAAATTCTCTTTTAGAGTCTGCAGGTTCAGGTTGGAAAAACATGCAATCAGACGCTGCTAGATTGGCTAATAAGTGGGAAAAAACAGGTTTGTTAGAAGGCTTCAATAAAGAAGTTGATAAAAACAACATGAGTTTGATCCTCGAAAACCAAGCTAAACAATTAGTAACTGAGCAATCACAAACAGGTGGTACAGCTAACTTTACAGTAGGTACAGGTGAGCAGTGGGCTGGTGTAGCTCTTCCATTGGTACGTAAGGTATTCGGTCAAATCGCTGCTAAGGAATTCGTTTCTGTTCAGCCGATGAACCTACCTTCAGGTCTAGTATTTTATCTAGATTTCCAATATGGTAGCACTAAAACTCCATTCAGTGCAGGCGATTCACTTTACGGTAATGCTAATGCAGATTACCCATTCGGTACTGCTACAAGTAACTTGGACCAATTAGGTGCTGGTGGATTGTATGGTGCAGGTAAGTTTACTTACTCAACCAACCAATTCTCAGAATCAGTTGATCTAGTACTTCAAGGTGGTGTTGCATCTGCTTCTGCAGTTTTTTCTGATATCAACTTTGATAGTAGATTATCTGCTTCTTTGTCAGAAAACGAAATCTGGAAATTCCAAGTTGCTACTTCAGACTTACCATCATTCGATGCTGATGCTGTTCGTGGTTTTGTTCTTATTTCAGGATCAATCGGAGATGCTGTTTCAGTACAAGCTGATGATTTGCTAATGTCATTTACTAAAGTAAACGGTGTAAATCTTGAATTCTTTGTATCTGCTTCAGATGCTTCACTTCTTAACTTAACAGATTTCGACGTATACTATCAGAAAGCAACAACTATGTCTCCTTACGAGGTAGGTGATTTCGAAGCGGGTAATGACTTTGCTGAGCCAAACTCACTTAACCAGACTCAAATCGCAATCCCTGAGATTAACATCCAGATGCGTTCAGAGGCTATCGTAGCTAAGACTAAAAAGTTGAAAGCTGTTTGGACTCCTGAGTTCGCTCAAGATCTTAACGCTTACCAAGCTTTGGATGCTGAAGCTGAAGTAACTAACATCATGAGTGAGTACATTTCTTTGGAAATTGACTTAGAAATTCTTGATATGTTGATTGAAGATGCTGCCGCTGGTACTGAGTACTGGTCAGCTCAAAACAACAGACAAGTAGATGCAGCTGGTAACGTTGTTAACGTTGACGCTTCAGGTTTCTACAATACTCAAGGTGGTTGGTTCCAAACTTTAGGTACTAAACTACAGAAATTGTCAAATAGAATTCACCAGTTAACTCTTAGAGGTGGTGCTAATTTTATGGTAATTTCTCCTGCTGTTGCAACAATCCTAGAATCAATCCCAGGATTTGCCTCAACTTCAGATGGTGATGTATCTAAAAACTATGCGTTTGGTGTACAAAAAGCTGGTTCATTGAATAACAGATATGACGTATACAAAAACCCTTACATGAACGAAAACGTTATCCTTATGGGGTATAGAGGTTCTCAGTTCTTGGAAAGTGGTGCTGTATTCGCTCCATACATTCCGTTAATCATGACTCCTCTTATCTACGATCCAGAAACGTTTACTCCACGTAAAGGTCTCTTAACTCGTTACGCTAAGAAGATGATTCGTCCAGAATTTTATGGTAAAGTTTACGTGAACGGTCTAAACTCGCTCTAGTAAATAACCTAAAATAGGAAAAATTAAGCCCCGCGAAAGCGGGGCTTTTTTTTTTATATGTATAATAAACAACTAAAAGTTCTATATTATGGCTCAAAAGCATCATGATGATGAGGTATTCCGTGAAAAACGTAAACCTAAAACTCCCATCAAGTTTAAAATTACATTAAACGAGGAACAAAAAGAAGCAAAAGCTAAAATCCTTAAAAGTACAATTACTCTATTAGCAGGTTCAGCAGGTTCAGGTAAAACTTTACTAGCTTGTCAAATCGCACTTGAGAAATTATTCATGAGAGAATGCGATAAAATAATCATAACGCGACCTACTGTGAGTAAGGAAGAAATCGGCTTTTTACCGGGTGATCTCCGCGAGAAGATGGACCCATGGGTGCAGCCTATTTATCAAAATATGTATGCCCTGTATGATAAGGTTAAAATCGAGAAACTTATATCAGATGGTGCAATAGAGATTGTTCCTGTTAGTTTTATGCGTGGTAGAACATTCTTAGATAGTGTTGTTATCGTGGATGAAGCTCAAAACGTTACACACGAACAAATGCAAATGATTGTTACTCGTATTGGTTTACGTTCTAAAATGATTGTGTGTGGTGATGATCACCAAGTGGATTTAAAGTCAAAACGCGACTCTGGATTTAGATTTTTATATACAGCAGCACGTAAGATTAAAAACATGGTAGGTATTTCTTTAGTAACTAACCATAGAGATCCTATTGTTGAAGATTTAATTAACTTATACGATGAAGCCGAAGAAAATGGATTGGATTTAGGTACTTCAGGTTCTAGTAATAAACGTAAATAGTAATATTTCTTCTAATATTTATAACTAAAATAAGCATGGCAAATTGTCCTCCTAAAACCCCACCTACTGGCTGTTTGGATGTAACTATCCAAGAATCTATTATTCTCCCTAATTATAACGTTCAGGAATCGTTTAATAAATTTACGGTATGTGGTATAAACAACTATGTTACTAGAACTGATGTAATCCAACCCGATTGGAGTGGTTCAGGTATTGGTATCATAGATTTTGTAGGTTCAGAACAAGAACAAACTCCAGGTTCATTTGTAAACGCTAACGTTAAATATATTAGAATCACTAATTACCCATTTAGTGATAAGTTCGCAAGCATTTATATTATTAAAGAAAATGCAGAATCAGTAGTATTTAAAGTAGACCCAGGTAAATCACTTATATTAAGTAATGATGTATTTGATGCTTCTTCAACAGCTGATTATGTAGAGGAAACATATGCAGATAAACAATATTTTGACGATTTTACTTACATGAGTGAGATTAAAGCAAAAGCAGGTGATAACGATTTAACTTACAGCGGAAGTATACAACTAGAATACGTTGTAGCTTCTTCATAATATTTATAATAAAATAAGATCATGGCATTAACATACAGAAACGTAAAAGGTTCAGCTCTAACCATAGATGAGTTGGATGCAAATTTTGCACATTTTACAGGATCACAATCTATTACAGGTTCACTAATAGTATCAGGTTCAACAACTATTGATGGACCATTATATGTAACAGGTTCATCAGTAATAATTGATGTAGATAATGGTGCATATGTTCAATTCCAGGTCTCAGGTACAGTAGATTTTTCAAGAGATATAATAGTTAGAGATGATTTAACTGTGTATGATGATGCTAATATAAAAGGTACTAATACTAATATGGGGTATGGAGAAGATGCCCCTGGTTTTGGTTATACACTATCAGTAACTCAATCAAACAATGAATCCGGTTCAGCTAAGTTTATAGGTGGAATAACAATGGAATCTCTACCTACAACAGAACCAAATATAACTGGTTCATTATGGATATCAGGTAGTGGAGGTGGATCCGCTAGTGGTTCAGGATATTTAATGATATTCAACCCTTAATATCAAACTCACACATTTAATTTAAGGGGCTCTTGATTGGAGCCCCTTTTTTTAATATTTATAACAAAAAGATATGGCAAACATTCCTATTTGGCCCGGTTCATCATCCTTTGCACCTGGAGATACTCCATTTGGTTTTTATGACTATAATCCAGACTTCCAAAGAGATGCTGATAAAGTATCTAAATTTTGTGGTCTACGTTTAGGTTTCCCAATTGAAAACGTTGAATTACAAGACATAAACTTCTATACTGCTTTTGAGGAAGCAGTTACTGTTTATTCTAACGAATTATTCGCTTACAAACAGAGAGAAGATTATTTAACTTTAGAAGGTGCTCCTTATTCTTATGAGAATAGTAATGTAAACTTTCAAGACGCTATTGTTACCCCTAATTTAAGAACAATAGTAGACCTCTCAGAACAATATGGAACCTGGGCAGGTGTAGGTGGTGATGTAGATTGGTATAAAGGTAATATTGTCCTTACATCAAGCATTCAAGATTATAATTTAGACGATTGGGCATCATCAGTAGGTTTAACTGGTAGTGATGTTGATATTATGAGAATATTCTATGAACCACGTCCAGCAAGTTCTGAAGTATTTGGAGGTTTTATGGGTGGTGCTATGGGTATGGGTGCAGTAGCAGCATCTGGAATGGCAGGATTCGGAGCAAATTCATTTTTAATGACACCTTTAAGTATGGATCTACAAATGATCCAAGGTATTGAAATGTTTAGAAATGTTTTATTTGCTAACTATACCTTCCAATTAATTAATAATAAATTAAGAATATTCCCAGTTCCAACCAACGCTGAAAATGGTGATAACTTATGGTTTGAGTACATGCTTAAATCTGACGTAGATTGTGCTGCTATAGATATAAACCCAAATGCTATATCTAACATATCTCAAGTCCCTTACAGAAATATTGATTACGATAGTATCAATTCTGTAGGTAGAAGTTGGATATTTGAGTATACATTGGCGTTATCTAAAGAAATATTAGGTTACGTAAGAGGTAAATACACTTCAGTACCAATTCCAGGAGCGGAAGTAACATTAAACCAAGCTGATTTATTAACATCAGCCACATCAGATAAAAACGCATTAGTAGATAGATTACGAGCTTATTTTGATGACACTTCTAGACAAAAGTTATTAGAAAGAAAACAAGCAGAATCAACAGCAATGCAAAGTGAATTAGATAGGGTACCAATGACAATCTTTGTAGGATAATGGCATTATACGGTGGAGCCAGAGACATGAGTCTCTTTAGAAATATTAATAGGGAATTAATGCACGACATTATTTCCCAACAATGTGTTTTGTACAAATATGATTTGGATGAAACGCAAGTAAACCTATATGGCGAAGCTTCTACTGAAAAGTATTACCACCCACCAGTATTATTATATTGTTTAATTGAAACTCCTAGCCAACAATACCCTGAAAGTGAATTTGGGCCTAATTTTAATTGGAACCCAACATTTAAATTCTTAAAAGACGATTTATTAGCATCTACATCAGGCAGTTGTGAAGAAGATAATGATAACCCTCATGGTGCTAATTTAGTAACTGAAGTAGGAGATATTATAATGTATCATCAATCATACTTCCAGATTGATACTGTTAATATAAGTCAATATTTTGTAGGTAAAGATCCAGCATATGATTTTAAAGATGACAATGGTGTTAACCCACTAGAATCTGATTTAAACAGATTTGGTTATAATGTTTCAGTAATATGTGAAACTCATTACGTACCAGCAGATAAAGTACAAATTCAATTAGAAAGATTTTAATGGCTAAGCAAAGAAAACCCATACCAAAATCACAAAGAGAACTTAGCGAAGGTTTACAAACCCCCAGTTATGTTGAAGCTGGTAACCCTAATGGATCTGGTAAATACTCTACTGATCCTAACCTAAATCAAGCAGGTATATCATTTAATCGCTCAGAAAAGATGTCTCGTAAAGGAGACACGTATAAAGATTTTACAGTTGGGCTACAGGATATAGATGAAGCCATTTTCTATTATTTTGAAAATGTAATACGTCCTACAGTAATCCAAAACGGGGAAAGAATAGCAGTACCTGTTATATATGGTTCACCTGAAAGGTGGAAAGCAGTACAAAAAGATGGATATTATAGAGATAAAAATGGTGCTATAATGTCACCTATAATTTTATTTAAACGTAATTCATTAACGAAAAATAGAACTCTAACAAATAAATTAGACGCTAATCAACCTAACCTATATACGGGTTGGATGAAACAATATAATGATAAAAACTTTTATTCTAATTTTAACGCATTAAATAATAGAGACCAAACAAAACAGTTTGTAGCAAATGTGGTTCCTGATTATGTTAATTTGGAATATAGTGTTATTATTCAAACATATTACGTAGACCAACTCAATAAAATAATAGAAGCAGTTGAATACGCGTCAGATGCGTATTGGGGTAATCCAGACCGTTATAAGTTTATGGCTCGTATTGATAGTTTCAATACAGTAAATGAAATAGCAAAAGGTGAAGATCGTTCTGTTAGGAGTACATTTAACATTAATATGTATGGGTATATAATACCGGATGCTATACAAAAGGAATTAAGCTCTATTAAAAAGTACAACTCAAAATCAAAAATTGTATTTTCACTAGAGACTACCTCAAATCCAGATATATATAACCCGGATCCTCAAGTTACAGAAGATGGTAGAAACCGTTTATCTGAAAATGTTGATACACGTAAAAGACTAAATGACGAAGAATAATGGCTAATGTAAGATTTTTAGATCAAGTATCAGTAAATTCATTTGCCAATGGGAGTAATAATTCCACGGCATACGGAGCATCTATTCCTAGAATAATCCTCCCAGGAGCATCATTTATTGTATCATCCAACACCAGTATATCTACTTACAGATTAACAGTAGCTGGAACTTTAATTATGGAACTTGGCCCACAAATCCAACTTCCAAATGGCACGGTAACACGTGCTAATTCCCAACTTTATGTTGGTGATATTTTAGAAAACCAAGGTACTATATATAACGAAGGGTTAATAGAAGTAGGGGGAGACCAAACTTAATATAACTCATATTTTTTGACAAGAAATTAAAATATTTATAATAAAACTTACTCGCAGTGGCTCAAATTAATATACTAAATACCTCAGGAAGTGATGTATCAAACCCAGCCAATGGGAATGTTGCTATCTTTTCTTCTGGTTCGCTAGGAGACGAAGGTCTATTTTTAAAGGAATCTAATGGTAATATCATAGAAGTTGGCTCCGGAGGAGGCGGCGGCTCTGGTAGTTCCGGTAGTTCTGGTACTTCAGGACAAGGTGTCCCAGTAGGAGGTACTGTAGGTCAGGTATTATCTAAAATTGATGGTACTAACTATAATACCCAATGGGTAGATCAATCAGGTGGTGCGGGTAGTTCTGGTTCATCAGGTACTTCAGGTGTAGGTACAGATGGTTCAAGTGGTTCATCAGGTACCTCAGGTGTAGGTACAGATGGTTCATCTGGTTCATCAGGTACTTCAGGTGCTGATGGTTCATCAGGTTCATCAGGAACTTCAGGTATAGACGGCTCATCAGGTTCTTCAGGAACTTCAGGTATAGACGGCTCATCAGGTTCTTCAGGTACATCAGGTGTTGCAGGTGCAGCGGGTTCATCCGGCTCTTCAGGTACCTCAGGTGTAGATGGTTCTTCAGGCTCTTCAGGTACTTCAGGTGTTGCAGGTGCTGATGGTTCATCAGGATCAAGTGGTACTTCAGGAGTTGCAGGTGCTGACGGTTCATCAGGATCAAGTGGTACTTCAGGTGTAGGTACAGATGGTAGCTCAGGTTCATCAGGTACATCAGGTGCTGATGGTAGCTCAGGTTCATCAGGTACATCAGGTGCTGATGGTAGCTCAGGCAGTTCAGGTACATCTGGTTCATCAGGAACCTCAGGTGTAGGAACAGACGGATCAAGCGGTTCATCAGGTACTTCAGGTGTAGGTACAGATGGTTCATCTGGTTCATCAGGTACTTCAGGTACATCAGGTACGGTTACTGGTGGTGTAGCATATGGACAAATATTTGAGACAAACGGATCAGCAAGAGCATTAACATTAAACACATACTCAGGTTGGAACACTGATACACTTGGAGAAATAAACGGTATGACTCGTGTAGTAGGTACGGGTGCAACCGCAAGCACACTTTCACCAAACATTACTTACCCAGGAGTATACCAACTAAATATTCAATTATCTTTATCAGTAGACACTAATAATACAGCGGTATGGTGTGTTGTTTATCTAAACGGTTCCCCAATAGCATCTACTGAAGTTAGAAGGGAGTTTGATTCTGGAGTTATTGGTTCATTTGGTATGACAGAGCTAGTTGATTTATCTTCTGGTGATACCCTAGGTGTTTACTTTAAAAGAACAACTGGTGGGGCAACTGTTAATTTTACTCCAATTAACTTTTCGTTTGATGCGGTTAAAGTTGTAGGTGTAGGTGATTCAGGCTCATCAGGTAGCTCAGGTACTTCGGGTTCAAGTGGTTCATCAGGTACAAGCGGTAGCTCAGGTTCATCAGGTACTTCAGGTAGCTCAGGTTCTTCAGGTACTTCAGGTACATCAGGTTCATCAGGAACTTCGGGTTCAAGTGGCTCATCAGGTACTTCAGGTATCGATGGTTCATCCGGTTCTTCAGGTACTTCAGGTACTTCAGGTTCAAGCGGTTCTTCAGGTACATCAGGTATTGATGGTAGCTCAGGTTCATCAGGTACATCAGGTACAGGACAATCAATAACTGTTCAAGATGAAGGTGTTTCTTTAACTACCGATGTAGCTCAAATCAATTTTGTAGGAGCTGGAGTAGTAGCTACAACTAGCGTAGATGACGTAACAGTAACTATCGCAGGTGGTGGTGGTGCTTCATATAACCCAGTAGTTAGATATATACAAACTGCTGGTAGTAACTCATCTCAAGTAATGTCTTCAGGTAACGTAGAAGGTGGTTTAAGTTGGGTTCGTTCAGGTACAGGATTAACTATAACTTCTGTAGCACACGGTTTAACAACTGGTGATTTTATTGTTATTAG